ACAATGCTAGCGCTCCTCGTTCTATTGTTGAGTTCTTGCGCAAGTAAGCCAGTAGTTCAAGTATACCCACAAATTCCAGCAGCACTTCTTGCGCACTTAGATAAAACAGGGTTTAACGGCAATACTTACGGTGACGTTTCAAAGTACGCAGTGATACTCAAACGTGAAAGAGATGTTTGCTTAAATCGAGTTGATAAGATTCGAGAGTGGCAGAAAGAAGATTTAAATAAGTGAAAAGGGGTGATCCCCTTTTCTTTTATAGAATAAGCTGTTCTGGTTTACAGTTATAAATTGCTGCTAAACGTTCACAAGTTTTTTGTTGTGGTTTAGATCCTTTTTTCTCTGCTTGAGAAATTGATGATTGAGTTAACCCAGTTTTAACTGCTACATCATATTGTGATAATCCACGATATACGCGCCACGCAGCTAATAAACTTAAGTCTTGATCAAACATAATATTAATAACTTCGTTTGGCACTGTTTCATTATCTGTATGATCTGATTGATAGGGTACATCTTGAAAAATTAAATCATCATCAAGTGCAGTCAAGCGTTTAAACTCTTCGATTGGCAAGACTACAAATTGTGGTTTGCCATTTGTATCGTTTATATATTGTAGTTTCATGAGATCTCCTTTAGTGGGGATTTCTCCCCACTTTATTAATAGGTTGTTGATGTTCTGCGTTTAACTGTTTGTATATTGATTATTCTAGGTTCACCGTCGATTACTTCAAACAAAACTCTGTAATCACCTACCCTTAATCTGTACTGGTTATCTTTACCTGACATCTTTTTTAAATCTAACTTGACATCGGGAAAGGTGTTTAACGCGTTCACTTTTTCTCTAATTGACTTCACATATCTTTGGTCTATTGAAAGCAGTTGCTTAATTGCTTTCTTAGTCCAGCTAATCTGATTCATTTAATCTCCTTTTTAAAGAACAAGTATCTTTCGATGATTAGATAATAAGATATATATCTTATATTGTCAATATTTTTTTAGAAAAAAATCTAATTATTTTCAATTTTTCTAATCATTGTTTGATAAAAATAATTATCGAAAGGTACTCCTGACGGGAGTGGGCTTTCCGCGGGGTTGGGCGCTCGCGGTTTTCGGCAGTTTTTCGAATTTTCAGTCATCATCATCATCCGGGTTTTTGTTGCATTTTTAATCAGTTTTTCAGACTTTTAATCAGTGGGTTTTTTAGATTATGGATAATTTATTCGACATAAAATTAAACATAAATCAGATAGCTGAACTGGTCGGAATGCACCGCCAGACGGTATCTCAACGGCTCGCTGGGCTAACGCCAGCAAGCGGCAGCAATTCAAAATTAAAACTCTATTTACTTTCGGATCTTATTCGATCTGGATTATCAGAAAAGATGTCGATAGATGTCGATTCACTAGTACCAGTTGATCGCAAAGCATTTTGGCAAGCTGAAAATGAAAGGCTTAAGTATGAGCGAGAGACTGGTCAATTAATTCCAGCTTTTGAAGTTGCACAAGAAATGAGTGCATTCGCAAAAGCAACTGTTCAAACATTAGAAACATTGCCAGATATTTTAGAACGTGATGCAGGTCTTACACCAAAAGCACTCGTGCTAGTACAACAGATCATCGATGATGTTCGAGATCAAATGGCACTGCGGATTCAGCAAAACGAAAGCAACGATCAAGGATAACAAATGTATGCATCAGCAAGAGATATTAGACGTGACATTGCGAACTCAGTAAAAGCACCGCGTCGAATGAAAATATCAGAAGCCGTTGCTACATATATGCGTGTGCCGGTTGGCGGTGGGAACTCTGTTAAATGGGACAAGAACACTGCGGCATATATGCTTGAGCCGATGGACTGTCTTAATTCTCGAGAGTATGACGCTGTCATTTTTGTCGGGCCAGCACGAACAGGGAAAACTATCGGATTAATTGACGGTTGGATCGCTTATTCAATTGTTTGCGATCCGTCCGACTTCTTACTTGTTCAATTAACGCAAGATAAAGCGAGTGAACATAGTCGAAAAAGACTAGACCGCACTTTCCGTTGCTCGCCTGAAATTGCTAAGCGGTTAAGTCCGCGAAAGAATGACAACAACGTATACGATAAATATTTCCGCGCTGGAAATCTGTTAAAAATTGGTTGGCCGTCTATCAACGTGCTTTCTTCTTCGGATTACAAATACGTTGCACTGACAGATTACGATCGCTGGCCAGAAGATGTGGACGGTGAAGGTGACGGCTTTTCACTTGCGTCAAAACGTACAACGACTTTTATGTCATCGGGCATGACACTTGTCGAAAGTTCACCGGGTAAAGACATTAAAGATGTAAAACATCGTGTAGGTTCTACACATGAAGCACCTCCAACAACTGGTATTTTGAGTTTGTACAATCGAGGTGATAGACGTCGATTTTACTGGCCATGTCCACAGTGCAAAGAATATTTCGAACCGAGCATGTCCAACATGGTTGGCTATCGCGATGATCCCGATTTTGTCAAAGCAAGTGAAAACGCGAGGTTGCAGTGTCCGCATTGCCAGAACTTAATCGAACCATCGCTAAAACGTGAATTAAATATTAAAGGTGTTTGGCTAAAAGAAGGTCAAACAATAGATAAAAAAGGACAAATCAAGGGTGCAGGTAGAAACTCGAGAATTGCATCTTTTTGGCTTGAAGGTCCAGCGGCTGCATACCAAACTTGGGCGCAGTTAACGTATAAACTTCTTAACGCAGAGCAAGAGTTCGAGCGCACGGGAAGTGAGGAAACATTAAAAGCCGTCATTAACACTGACTGGGGTTTGCCTTATCTCCCTCGTTCAGCACTTGAGCAACGACGATCTGATGAATTAATGGAACGTCGCGAAGAAGTCGAAGAAAAAACAGTGCCGGCAAATTGCCGGTTTTTAATTGCTGCAGTGGACGTACAAGGCGGCAAAAAACGTCGCTTTGTTGTTCAGATCGTGGGCTATGGTGAAAGTGGTGAACGTTGGCTAATTGATCGTTACAACATCTCTTTTACTCGACCTGATGAACACGGTGAAACGAAAGAGATTGATCCGCGGATTCCTGAAGACTGGGACATTCTTATTTCTGATGTGCTCGAAAAGAAATACCCGCTTTCTTATAACAAGAATCACCTAATGCCGATCTTAGCAATGGCGGTGGATAGTGGTGGTGAAGAAGGTGTAACGGATAACGCGTATAAATTCTGGCGACGTTGCAGACGTAACGGCAAATCTAAACAGGTTTATCTTGTTAAAGGTGATTCAACGAAACGCCAGAAATTAATTACAAAAAGCTATCCGGATAATACTACGCGCTCAGATCGTCGCGCGTCCGCACGTGGAGATGTGCCACTTTATTTACTTCAAACTGACTTGTTAAAAGATCGAATTAATAACGCCCTCGCACGTGAAACTGCGGGGGCTAATTATATTCACTTTCCAGAATGGATTGGTGAGTGGTTTTTTAATGAATTGACGTATGAAGAAAGAGGACCTGACGGCAAGTGGCGAAAACCGGGTAAAGGCAATAACGAAGCCTTTGACTTGTTTTGCTACGCCCACGCCATTGCTATTTTGCGAGGTTATGAGCGGATCAAATGGGGCGATGAAAAAGACGTGCCGACTTGGGCGAGATTACCTGAAATTAATTCCGAAGTGATTCGCAATGATCCTGTTTCACGAAATGCGCAAAGCAACATTGTAGAAGAAGTTTTACCGAAGCAATCAAAACCACGAGCAAAGAAAAAAAGTAGTTTTCTTGGTGGTGGAAAATCTGGGGGGTGGTTGTGATCTACACAGCAGAAGAACTAAAACAAAAGATAAAAGCACTTGATGAAAAGATCGAAAACGCGCAAAGCCAAGTGAGTTTTAACGGAAGATCGGTCAGTTTTCAGATTAGTGAATTATCGAAACAAAGAGATCGTTATCAAGCAATGCTTGAACAGCTACTAGCAGAAACAGGACAACGATCTAAAAAACACCGAATTAAATTTGCGAGATTTGTATGAAATTAATTGAAAAAATCATTGCAGAGATTTCACCCGGTTGGGCGGCTCAACGTGCACGATCTCGCTTGGTGTTTAATGCTTATGAAGCTGCTATGCCGAACCGAACGCATAAAGCAAAACGTGAGAAAAGCGCAGCAAATACTAGCGTTAAACAAAGCGCTGTCAGTTTACGCGAACAAGCCAGAGCATTAGATCAAGATCACGATATTGTTATCGGGATTTTAGATAAGCTGGAAGAACGTGTAATTGGTTCAAAAGGCATTCATATTGAACCGCAACCGCTTAATTTAGATGGTGAAGTAAACGAAGAATTAGCGGAACAGATTCGAACAAAGTGGGCTGAATGGTCCGTATCGCCTGATGTGACGGGAATGTACACGCGACCAATGCTAGAGCGGATGTTGTTGCGGACGTGGTTACGTGATGGTGAAGTGTTTTTACAGTTAGTGCGCGGTAAAGTCTACGGATTGGAATACAACACGAAAACACAGTTTGCACTTGAAGCATTAGAACCTGATTTCATTCCTATGAATAGTGATCAATCTAGCAGACTGGTGCAAGGTGTACATCTTAACGCTTGGAGAAAGCCTATTGCTTATCAAGTCTTCCTTGATAATCCTCAAGAATCGGTCAAAACATACGGCAAAGTGAAAACTGTTCAAGCTGAAAATATGTTGCATCTTACATTTCGTAAGCGACTTCATCAGTTGCGTGGTATTTCAATGTTGCACGGCGTAATGATTCGACTTGCTGATTTAAAAAACTATGAAGAATCAGAACGTGTTGCAGCAAGAATTGCCGCCGCTTTCACGATGTATATTAAAAAAGGTGATGCGCAAGTTTACGGTTCTGAAGAATTTGATAATAGAAATAGTGATTCTGAGCAACGCGATTTTGAAATTGCCCCCGGTGCGATCATTGATGATTTAAAACCGGGCGAAGATATCGGATTGATTAATTCTAATCGTCCAAATGTCAATCTTGAAAACTTCCGCAATGGTCAGTTGAGAGCAACGGCAGCGGGTACACGCTCAAGTTATTCAAGTATTGCGCGAGATTATAACGGCACATACTCAAGTCAACGCCAAGAGCTGGTGGAAAGCTTTGAAGGCTATGCCGTTTTACAAGATCATTTTGTCGCGCATATTTCACGACCGATTTATCGCGAATGGTTAAAAATGGCGATCTTATGCGGTGAAATCAAAGTGCCATTAGAAGTAGATCAATCAATGCTATTTAACGCGGTTTATTCAGGTCCGGTTATGCCTTGGATTGATCCAATGAAAGAAGCGCAAGCGTGGGCTACGCGCATTCGTGGCGGTCTAGCAACAGAAAGCCAAGCAGTAAGAGCGAGCGGACATAATCCGGCAGAAGTGAAACGCAGACGTGTGGTGGAAGTTCAAGAAAACCGCGAGAAAGGTTTGAAATTCGACACAGATTTAACTAATACACAATCACAAGGAAATAAACATGAAGAAAAAAACAGCGATGACACTGACAGTGGCGATGGCGGCGGCAAGCGTTCAGATGAATAACGATACGCAGAGCTGGTTTTCAATCAAAGCGGGTGCAAATGACACAGCCGAAATTTCAATTTATGACGAGATCGGTTGCTGGGGAATTAGTGCGAAAGCGTTCGCAAAACAATTGAAAGATCTTGGGAATGTGAAAAAAATTAATCTTCACATTCACTCTCCGGGCGGTTCAGTATTTGACGGCATGGCGATCTTCAATTTACTGAATAATCACACAGCAAAGAAAATTGTGTATATCGACGGATTAGCCGCTTCAATGGCAAGTGTTATCGCAATGGTGGGTGATGTTGTCATTATGCCAGAAAACGCCATGATGATGATTCACAAGCCTTGGGGAATTCAGGGTGGTGATGCCGAAGATATGCGCAAGTACGCAGATTTACTCGATAAAATCGAGGAAACACTTATTTCCGCTTATACCAAGAAAACAGGTAAAAGTGCGGAAGAATTAGCAGAAATGCTAGCAGAAGAAACATGGCTCAATGGTAAAGAATGCGTTGAACACGGTTTCGCAGATCAATTTGTCGAGCCTGTCAAGGCGATGGCAACACTTAATTCAAAACGTTTAGAGGAGTTCTCAAATATGCCAAAAGCAGTAAAAGAAATGTTGTTCTCGCCAAAAGCTCAGGCAGCAACACAAACACAAAAAGCAGAAGTGAATACTCAACCAGAAAAGGTTGTTGATAATTCTGCTGAAATTAAAGCACAAGCCGAAAAACGCATTGCAGATATTAAATCAGTATTTGCACCGTTTTCTGATCAACAAGACTTACTTATCGAATGCTTATCAGATGTGAATATCACTGCAGAACAAGCAAAAGATAAATTACTTGCGAAACTCGGTGCGAATACAACACCAAGTGCCAATGGCGGTTATGTTGATAACGGTAACATCGTTGGCGATAGCGTTAAAAACTCATTGTTAGCGCGTGCTGGTAAAGCAGAAATTGAGAAAGACAACGCATACAACGGCATGACATTACGCGAATTAGCACGTGCGTCAATCGCAGATCGTGGCGTGAGTATCAGCGGTATGAATGCGATGAGCATTGTTGGGTTGGCATTTACTCATTCTTCTAGTGACTTCGGTTCTATCTTGTTAGATGTGGCACATAAATCAGTGTTAGAGGGTTGGGCGGTTGCAACGGATAACTTCGATAAGTTCACAACGAAAGGATCTGTATCAGACTTCCGCAAACATAACCGTGTTGGCTTAACTGAATTCGGACCACTTCCAGTTGTGGGTGAAGGTGAAGAATACACATATGGCACAATCGGTGATAAACAAGTTGCTGTTGCTATTGCAACATACGGTAAGTTGTTCTCTATCACTCGCCAAACAATCATCAACGATGATATGAGCATGTTAACGCGAATCCCATTCTTAATGGGTAAATCTGCACGCGCGACTGTTGCAAAACTTGTGTACAAGTTGATTACGTCAAACGGCAAATGGCAAGATGGAGAAGTGTTGTTTAGCGCAGTTCGTAAAAACTTGATCACTGGTTCGGGCACCAAGATGGATGTGACAACGATTGATAAAGCGATTCAAATGATGAATGCTCACTTAGATGGTGATAATCAGCCGTTGTTGATTGAGCCTGAATTCTTACTTGCGCCAACATCTCTCGCAACAAAAGCAAAACAAGTTGTTGGCTCAACAAGTGTAGAAGGTGCAGACACTAACTCTGGAATTATCAATCCAATTAACAACTTCGCAGAAGTGATTAAATCGCAACATTTACAAGTTGCCGATGCTGTGTCTTGGTATTTAATCAATTCTCAAGCAATTGAAGTGAACTACTTAGACGGTGCAGATCAACCGTATCTTGAACAGCAAGACGGTTTCACTGTTGATGGCGTAGTAAGTAAAGTTCGCATTGACGCGGGTGTAGATGTCATTGATCCACGCGGTATCGTGAAAGTAACCAACCAAGGCTAATCAAGCGTAATTTCAAGCCGCACTCTAAAAAAGTGCGGTTTCTTTTTTATCAAAAATAGGATCTAAAAATCATGGCTAAAAATTACATTCAAGATGGCGATACGCTACGTTTTACAGCTAAAAAAGCGGTGAAAAGTGGTGATGTAGTAGTTGTGGGCGAAATCGTCGGTGTGGCAATCACTGATGTTGAAAACAAAGCACAGGGCGTTTTACGTGTTACTGGCGTTTTCACAGTGAAAGCGAAACAAGCCGACAACATCGAAAAAGGTGCGGTGCTGTACTGGGATGAAAGTGCCGGCGAAGCGACTACAACTAAAGGTTCGCATAAAGTGCTAGGTAAAGCATGGAGCGATTCGGGTACATCATCTACTGAAGTTGATGTAAAACTCAATGTCTAGTCCATTCGATCAAGCGTTGGCATCAGCGGATCAAGCGATTGAAAAAACGATGATGTCAACGTATCTAATTAACAATGAAGAATATCAAGCTGTTTATGACGAAACGCCAAAAGAATTCGAACCGATGAATGGTGTTGTTCGCACGCTCACTTTGTATAAAAAACAAGGGTATGAGCCTAGAAAGAATGATGTCGTACAAATTGGTGATGTGGAATATCTTGTTACAAGTTTCACGATCAATGACGGCTTGATTATTCTTCAATTAGAAGAGAATGCGAAATACTAATGGCTTTTGAAGATGATATTAAACAAGCGCAAAAAAAGCTTGAAAATCTGAATAAAAAAGCAGTGCCGAAAGCGACATCAAGGGCTATTAACAAAGTCGGCTCAAAAGTGCTGGTGCGCAGTATTGCTACTGCTGCGAAAGAAGCAGATGTGCCGAAAAAGTTAATTAAAGGACGGGCAAAGCTTGAAAAAGCCAAGCCATCTCGTTTGTCTGCGTACATTAAAGTTAACCGTGGCAACCTCCCCGCTATTCGAATTGTGGCGGGGAAAGGCAGTCCGTTTTTAACACGCGGTAAGCGACGCGGACAATTAAAAGTCGGTAAACGCTTTTATGAGCGCGCTTTTATTCAGAAATTAGCGAATGGTCGCGTTCATGTTTTGCAACGTAAAGGAAAAGCGCGCTATCCGATCGATGTTGTCAAAATTCCTTTAGTTAAGCCGCTCACTGAAGCTTTCGAGAGTGAAGTAAAAAAAGCACTCGAATCAGAAATGCCGAAAGAGATGAAAGCGGCACTGGAACATCAAATTAAACTTGTGGTGAAGAATAAATGAAAATTCATACAGAGATCAGAAAGAAACTTGTTGCTGACATCTCAAAGCGTTTCAAGAGAGTGAAAGAAGTGATCAATGGTAAACCGTCGTTTGTTGACATTGAAAACAACTCACCGGTGGTGGCGGTATTTATCAGTAACGTAACACCAACGGGTTATCTTGATGAAACAAACAGTGGGATTTTACACATCTATTTGATGATGAAATCCGCTGCGCGTGAAGACAGTCTTGATAAGTTAGCACAAGAAATTCTCGATTCAAATATTGTTGAATCTTCATTATCTAGTCTAACTGAAAGCGTGGTTTTCTCGTCTTTTGACTACGATCAAGATGAAGAAAGCGGAACGTGGATCGCGGCTGATATTCAATTCACTATCACTTACACATTCGGAGATCAAGAATGAGTACAAATAAAAAAATCACACCAATGAAAGGTGCTGGCACACTATTCTATCGTTTGAAAAGCGAAAAAGAAGCAACTGTGGTTGCGGGCGGTGTGTTGCAAGTTAACGAAGTTAAAAAAGACGCTAACTGGGATCGCATTGCGAAAATCAAAGAGTTGCAACCGGGCGAAATCACAGCGGAAAGTTATGAAGATAACTACTTAGACGACGCCAACGCAGAATGGAAAGGCACATCACAAGGTGCGAAGTCTGCCGGTGAAACATCAATCACGCTTGCGTGGTTGCCGGGCGATACTGCACAACAAGCGATTGTTGGCGACTTCGATTCAGGCAAGAAAACTTACTACATGGTGAAATATCCTAACGGTACACGCGATGTCTATTATGCATGGGTATCTTCACTTGGTAAGACGGTGCCGCAAAACGAAACAATGACACGCACGATCAAGTTAACAAATGTCGGAAAACCGTCATTAGCAGAAAACAACAACGCTGGGGATGAATAATCATGTTGAAGAAAGTTGAGTTCACACTAAACGGTGCAGCAATTCAGTTGTCCGCAATCTCTGCGCTAGACTATCTCAATTATGTTGAATACATGAACGAGTTAGATAAGCCAGAAAACGTTGCAGAATCGGACACAGAAAAAGAATTGCATCGCAAGCTAAATCAAGCGAACAAGTTAAATCTGTTGGTTAATACTCGCTTGATTGCGATTTCTATGTCTTACGCAGAAAAAGAAAAGACAGTTGATGAAATCCAAGATCATCTACTGAATAACTTCACACACACAGACATTCTAACGTTACTTGATAAAGTACAAGATGTTTGTGAATTTCCGAAAGTCGAAAAATCGGAAGATGACGAAGTGGAAAGTGGTGAACAAAAAAACGTTTAGAAGCTGAACTCAACTTTATTCTGAAGTTAGCGCATGAGTTTAGACGACCAGACTTTAAAAGAATGCTCCGAGATATGTCTGTTTCGGAGTATTTTTTTTGGTGTAAATACTTCGGAAAAAGACCATTTATGTTAGAGATGATCGACTATGCGCAGTCGTCGATCTTGAGTTCAGCTTATAACGTTGCTGCGGGTAAAGCTATTTCAAGTGCACAAGACTTTTCTGTGTTAAATCATGTTGTTAGAAATAGCGAAATGACAGATGCACAAATTGAAGACGCAAGCGGCGCAACTGCAGGAGTATTGAGAATTGAATCAGATTAGCAATTTAAAAATCAAGTTGACTGCTGAAACAGCGAAATTCACTGAAGAAATCAACAAAGCGATAAATTCGCTTGGAAAACTTGGTAAAGCTAAGGGCAGTATTGATTTAACGAAAGTCGCACTGCGTGGATTAGCTGTCACTGCTGGGGTTGTTGCCACTGCATTTGCCGCAGTTTCTGCGGCCGCAGTGCAAGGAATTAGCATTTATGCAGAAACAGAACGCTATATGGCGCGCACCGAAGCGCAATTAAAAGCGACTGGTGCGGCTGTCGGTTTTACTGCGAGCGAGTTAGATAAGTTTGCTCGATCTGTCGCGATGAACACACTTGCAAGCACAGACGGCATTCGCAATGCAATGTCCGTTTTAATGACGTTTAAAAGCGTAACCGGTGATATTTTTAAACAGACGATCAGTCTTGCGCAAGACTTAGCGGAAGTGTTTAAAACAGATGTTGCGAGCGAAGCTAGAAACCTTGGGCGTGCGTTAGAAACACCAACCGAAGCGGTATCAATTCTGAAAAGAAAAGGGATCGAACTCTCGGAATCACAGCAAGAATTAATTAAAAAATTCGTTGAATCTGGTGAAAAAGCTAAGGCACAAGAATTAATTCTACACGAATTACAAAAACGCGTTGGTGGTGCCGGTCAAGCAGCAGCTAACGACACAGTAACTGGCGCACTTGATACTCTCGGTCAAGTTACTCAAGAACTAAAAGAAGAATTTGCGAAAGCGACTGGCATTACAGATATTTTTAAAAAATCTGTAAATGGTTTAGCAAAAGCATTTATCTGGTTAAGGGAAAAAATTGCTGGCCCATCTGATATGGAAGCTTATGTTAATGAGCTCGAACAATCTATTAAAAAAAATGAAGAGTTATTAAAGTTAAAAAAACAACAAGCTTTATTAGCTTCAAGCACTCAGTATTGGTCTACCTCATCAAATGATGCGGAAATTCAGCGATTAGAAAATGGATTAGCCAGACAAAGAGGAATATTGGCGGAAGCTCGAGCAGAATTACAAAAACAAAAGGAAAAAGCCAAAATTGAGCAAGATGAAGCAGAAAAGCTTAAACAGCAAAAGGAAGATAAAGAAAAACAAGATGCAAGTCTTGCTTCAATTAATGCATTGAACAATCGCTTAAAAACGCGCAGAGAAAAACTGAAAGAACAATATGATAAAGACCTAAAAATGATTCAGTCTCTCACACTGAGTGAGGAACAAATTGAGGCACAAGGCTTTCAAAACATTGAGGCATTGCGCAAGGCTCATATTGAGAAAGTGACTAAGCAGTATGATGCCGAAAAAGCAGAATTGGATAAGTTAGAAAGTAAAAAAGCCGCTACTGCAAAATCATCATATCAAGATCAGCTTTCTGTATTAGATCTTCGCTATGCAACTGAAACACAAAAGATTGAATTAAATCATCAGTTACAGATTAAAAAAATTCAGCAAATGTCTATCTCTGAAAAAGACGCGCGCGCGAAAGGTTTTTCATCTGCACTTGAGTTACGTAAGCACTATCTTGCATTAGAGAATCAAGCTTTTGATAAAGCGATGACTGATCAAAAAGAGAAAATCAGACGTAAAGAACAAGAACGTTCTGATAAAGTGCGGTCGTTTTTTAACGAAATTCGCGGAAGTGGGAATGATCAGTATGTTCAAAATGACATTATTCGTGATGAACAACTTGCGAAAGCAGAAGAAATGCACAAGCAACAGTTGTTAAGTGTTGAAGAATTTGAAAAGGCAAAAGCGACAATTGAAGATGCGTACAGACAGCGCAAAGAGGATTTAGATCGTGAGTCTGCACAAGCACAATTAAGCGCGGCGGCTTCATTGTTTGACGGATTAGCTGGTTTAATGGAAGCAACTGCAGGCAGAAATTCTTCTGCATACAGAACGATGTTTGCACTTTCAAAAAGCTTTCAAATTGCGCAATCATTACTAAATTTACATGCTGCAGTAATGAAAGCAATGAACGATCCAACAGCTCTTACACCAGCGCAAAAATTTGCCAACATGGCAGCGGTTGCAACTGCAGGGGCAAATGTTTTAAATCAGCTAACAAGCATTACCCTATCTGGTGCACGCGCAATGGGTGGTCCAGTAGGTGGTGGACGTGCATATCTTGTTGGTGAAAAAGGTCCTGAAATTTTCGTGCCGGGGGCAAGCGGTCAGATTACTAGTAATGAAAATCTGAATAAAGCACTCGGTGGTGGGTCTAACAAAACGGTTGTGATTAATCAAACGAATAACTTTGATTCTAGCAATTCGGATAATTTGGATCTCGCCAAGTCGATAGCAAAACAAACAAAAGCGGTTGTGTATGAAGTGCTTAAAAATGAAAGTCGTTCTGGTGGAATGTTAGGTGGTAGATGATGACAATTGAAACATTCAAATGGAAATCACAATGGGGTATGACATCTGAAATGACAAGAAATGTGGATGTTGTGAAGTTTGGTGATGGTTACGAACAGCGATCATCAAAAGGACTAAATGATCTTATTCAAACATCCAATGTTATTGTCAGATTAAATAAACGGGTTCAAGAAAACGATATTAACGAGTTAAAAGTGTTTTTAGCAAAACATCTATCGCTATATGCGTTTTACTGGACCCCACCGGGTAACAGCGTAAATATCCTCGTTGTTTGTGATAAATATTCCACAACGGATAATGGCGTATATATTGATTTTGAACTCACATTTAGACAAGTTTTTAATTAATGTGAGTTTGATCACATAAAATAATATAAAAATATGTATAATCTTTTCATTTTTAAAATGGAGAATAAGAAATGAAAAAAATTTATACATTAGGTGTTTTAAGTGCTTTGCTTATTGGTTGCTCAACTGCTAATAATTTAACCAAGATAAACTCTAATGTCGAAGGTTTAATTTATAATTCGGTTGCTTCAGATTATTTACCAGGGTTAACTTCCGCGTTGCTATTGGATTTTGATGAGGGTTATCAAGCTGTCACTTATACCACAGAAACATATAAAACAAATCAATTTGGTCAAAGAGAAAAAGTCAATATAACAATTCCTAGCTATGCTGTTGATGATCATCTTATTATGCTGAATAAATTCTTGTCTTGGGATCAAAAGGCAAAAGAGCGTGGAGATCAGTTTAGTAAAGAAATTGGCAGAGTTAAAACAGTAAATGGATATTCTATTTACACATTCCATTCTGGCAATAAACATTCAAACTTATTAAATGTATGTTTCACAAATCCAGAGAGTATGCCTTGTAATATTGACAGCATTACTTTTGATGTGAAGAACGTAAAACTCATAATTCAAGACTTAAACAAATTTAAGTCTGGAGGGTTTAAGCAATTAGACACATCAATTTATAACTAAGTAAAATCCCTTGAATCATCAAGGGATTTTTATTGGAGCAAATATGAGCATTTACGGACAACTTGAAGTTACCGTTGAGCTTATTGGACAGATAGCTAAACAAGTGGTTAATGAAACGATTGAAGACAACTTTAGACAAGGAGGCGTGTTCGCATGATCAGCTCAGAAATGAAACTTGAGCTTTCAAAGCTTGA